CGAAGAAGGTCACGAGGGCGGTCATCACGCTGGAGACGCCGATGGAGGCGGATGCTCAAATCACCATCTGCGCCATCAACGTCATGGGGTCCATCCCGGCCGATGCTACGTTCTCCGTGAAGGTCACGAACAACAGCAAGGATAGTTCCCCCGTCTGGGAGGATGCTACCACGGCGGCGAAGAACGGAGTAAACCATATCTTCACCAACAAAACCGCTGCCAACGGCTTTGCGTTCAACTTCCGTGTGGAGGTGGAACGTGGGGCCAGCGGTGAGGGCGGCCATATCACGTCGATTCAAGGAGGGTTCCAGTAATGGGAGTGATGAGGCTGAAAGAGGACAGCGTGAAAGCGATGTCTGAGCAGAGAGTTTACGAGGAGCAGCGGCAGAACGCCGCTGCTATTGCTTTTGTGGTGCTGGCTGAGGCCGGGAGCATTGACAGCGTGACCGCCTCGGAGCAGGCCGCCCTTTTCTCGGAGTGGGTCCCCGGAGTCAAGTACGCCGTGGGCCAGCTCCGCCGGTATGGGGACACCCTGTTCCGCTGTGTTCAGGAGCATACGTCTCAGGAAGGGTGGGAGCCGAACAAGGCTGCCTCACTCTGGGCGGTGACTTCTGACCCGGCAGAGGAATGGCCTGACTGGAGCCAGCCAATCGGCGCCCACGACGCATACAGCGACGGGGCAAAGGTAAGCCACAAGGGTAAGCACTGGACATCCGACCTCAGCGGTAATGTCTGGGAACCGGGCGTGTACGGCTGGACGGAAGCCACGGTATGAAAGGGGTGGTGCGCTATGCGTGATTAGTCCCAAGAAGGGGGCCGGGAGACCGGCCCCCTCATTTTTCAAAAACGTCAGGAGGAAAGACCATGAGCATCAAAGAGATTCTAACAGGTGGGGGCGGCTTGCTGTTCGTCCTGATGACGCTGGTTCAGCTCGCCCCCATCAAAGTGAACCCGTGGTCGTGGGTGGCGAAAGCCATCGGAAGGGCCATTGGGATTGAGGCCATCGAGACAAAGCTGGATAAGCACATTACGATGGATGACCGGCGCAACGCCGACGGCCACCGGGCGAGAATCCTGCACTTCAACAATGAGCTGCTTCGGGACATCGACCATACGAAAGAGGAGTTCATCGAAGTCCTAACTGAGATTGACGCCTATGAGTCCTATTGCCGTGAACATGAGGATTATCCGAACAACCGGGCGGTGTTGGCAATCGAAAACATCCGGGAGGTCTACAAAGAGCGCTTGAAGAAGCACGATTTTCTTCAGGAGAGCGGGGAGGTTGGAACCTGAATGGAGTTTTCCAAAAAAATGCTGGTGCTGCACATCTTCATCTCCGTTGTGCTGTGCGGAATCACCGTGGCTGGGACGATTCTGGGGTGGGATGTCACAGCTATTGCGGCCCTGACAGGAACGTCTCTACTGACGGACGGAACGTGGGGCGGCTTTTACTTGTGGAAATCCAAGAACGAGAACCGGGCCAAATACGCCCAGCGATTCCTCAGTCGGTTTGCGGACAAGTACGGGGCGGACACCGCCCTCCGAGCCGCTGAAATCGTATTGAAAGACTAAGGGAGGTAATTACAGTGACGAACAAAGAACTGGTGGCGAAGTGTATCGACATCGCCAAGAACTACAAGACGTTGTACGTCATGGGGTGCTTCGGCGACCCGCTGACCGGCGGAAACGTGACCCGTTACTGCCAGAATCACGAGTACAACAGGGCTGCCGACCGCACCCGCATGATTAAGGCGGCGGCCAATCAGTCCCCGCCCGTGTTCGGCTTCGACTGCGTGTGCCTCATCAAAGGCATCCTGTGGGGCTGGAACGGCGATGCCTCCCGCACCTACGGCGGGGCCGGGTACGCTGTCAACGGTGTCCCTGACATCGGCGCCGACACGATGATTACCAAATGCAAGAGTGTCAGCACTACCGGCTGGGACAAGATGGAGGTCGGCGAGGCTGTCTGGTGTTCGGGCCACATCGGGGTCTACATCGGCGACGGGCTGGCCGTTGAGTGTACGCCGAGGTGGGAGAACAACGTCCAGATTACCGCCGTGGCGAACATCGGCTCCAAAAGCGGCTACAACGCCCGTAGATGGACGAAACACGGTAAGTTACCCTACATCACCTATGAGGGTGGTGATGCGGTTTCTCCGGGGTCTCAGGCCGTTTCTGGAGGGTCTACGGCGCCCACCTCCGGCATCAAAGTCGGTGACGAGGTGGACTTCACCGGCACGAAGCGCTACACCAGTTCCAACGACAACAATGGGAAGAGTTGCAAACCGGGCAAGGCGAAGGTTACGCAGATTGCCAGCACCGGCAAGCACCCCTACCATCTGGTAAAGTCCACCGGCAGCACCTCCACCGTCTACGGATGGGTGGATGCTGCGGACATCGCCGCCGGAGCCTCTGTACAGAAGGGGGCCTCCGTCAAAGTCAAGAAGGGCGCCAAGACCTACACCGGCGGGGCTCTGGCGTCTTTCGTTTACGCCAACACCTACACCGTGATGCAGGTGGACGGGGACCGGGCTGTCATCGGGCAGAACGGGGCCGTGACCGCCGCTGTGAAGGTGTCCGACCTCATCATTCAGTAAGGAGGAAAATACCATGAACGAGTTTTTGTCTACGCTGCTTCAGGCCGTGTTGGTGGCGGCCGTCCCGGTCATCGCCACCTTCGCCAGCAAGGGACTGTCTGCGCTGTCCAGCTACTTCATCGGAAAGATGAAGAACGAGACGGCCAAGAAGTACCTAACCGCCGCTGAGGAGGCGGCAAAGAAAGCTGTCACCTACACCAGCCAGACCTATGTGGATGCGCTGAAAAAGAGCGGCAGTTTCAGCAAGGAGAATCAGGAAGAGGCCCTGAGCATGGCCGTGGATAAGGCCAAGATCCTGCTGACCGTCGAGGCCATCGCATTTCTGGAGGAAGCCTACGGCGACGTGACCGAGTTCCTGAAGACCAACATCGAGGCACAGGTCAGAGAACAGAAGAAGTAAACCGGCTTTATGCCAGCCCCCTTGCAGGCACGTCCTGCGAGGGGGCTTTTTGTCGTTTTACACAGAAACAGACCGGCCAAATTGTCCGATACATCAAATCCTAACTTTTTCACTTGAAAAGGCCGATTTTTTTCGATTTTCAAAGTTTTTCAGAATGGAGATAAATGGTAAATCGACGTTAGCGAGTTCAGAATATACTTATACCACCCCAAGGAAAGACCCCTCCAAGCGCCTCCTAAGCCCGTCTAAGAGGTGTCTTCAAAAATGACCGGTATGGTAAGTTTTTATCCCCTCCACAGGACTGCCTGCGGAGGGGATTTTTGCGTTTTCAGCACTTTTTGAGGCGAAGAGTAAAGCGTTTTTGCGATTTCAAAAAATTTTACGATTTTTTTCAAAAACCCCTTGATAATACCAAGTCGGTAAGTTGGAATGAAGTAACGATAAAAAACTTATCCAATACGGTAAGATTTTGAGCGGCCAGAAGGCCAGAAAGGAACCGACCATGAAAAAGATGACGCTTGTTGAGATGCTGAAGAACGAAGGCTACGCCGAGGCCGCTTATGAGAATCCCTACTGCGACCGTGAGTGCCTGATTCTTACCAAGAGCTACGAGAAAGACGTAACGGTCTGCTGGTATGGGACCATGAGAACCAGCCTGAAGGTCGATGTGTTCGTGAACCTGACAAGCGGCATCTGCCGGGCGACCTTCTTCAAGGACAGTTCCCCGGCCTACAAAGACCGCTGGTATGACACCATCGGCAAGCGCACCTTCAACGCCATTTCCGAGACCGTCAAGAACGCAGGCTTTGAGATTTGAGGAGGAGAAGAACATGAAGACACCGAATATCACCACCAACCGTCGCTGGTCCCCTATGAGTGTCCGTGAGACCTGCATCAAGAACGACCTCTATACCTGCGGGGACAACGAGGAATATCGGCATATGCTCCAATGCGTGGGGCGCTGGCCTTATCCAAACGCTGAGGATCTATACCATATTGCTGAGGACATCCAGAAGCACAGCAAAGACCAGACTATCACGAACGTCATGTATCTGCTGGAGAAG